CGTGTAAGTAATATCCCTGGGAAATAATATTGCGAACCGATGGTATGAAATGAATGTCCTCTCGAAGGCGAATCTATTAACGTGGTATGCCGGACAACGCATGAAGTCCGGCTTCCAGCGTATCTTTAATTTATCCCTCTCAAATCCGAAAGCTTGGAATACGAGTTTGTGGAACCTCGCGGGTTCACAATCCGTTTCTGGCGAAGTCGTCACCGAGCAAACAGCCTTAACATATTCAGCGGTATGGAATGCCATAACCCTTATTTCTGGGACAATAGGCTCCCTGCCGCTTCACCTTATGCAGCGCAATGGGAGCAATACCGTTCCCGCTGCCGAACAACCTCTATATAACGTCCTCCACAGTCGATACAACCCCTACATGACCGCCATGGCGGGCCGGGAATGCTTGGCGTCACATGCCGTGTCGTGGGGAAACGGATACGCCGAGATCGTAAGAAACTCTATGAATGAGATTATCGAACTCTGGCCCATACCGCCGAACCGGTGTGAGCCGAAGATGCTGGACAATAAACTTGTTTACGAGATTCAGATCCCAGACACCGGTGAGCATGTTATCCTCCCCCGAGCAAAGGTTTTACACATTGCCGGGCTTGGATTCGACGGTTTTACAGGATATTCCGTAATAGCCATGGCCAGAAAGTCCATTGGGCTGTCAATGGCGCTTGAGACATTCGGAAGTAACTACTTCGGAAAGGGAACCCACCCGGGTATCATTATAAAGCACCCGGGTAAGTTGGACCCCGTCGCCCACTCCAACTTAAAGAAGTCCCTGATGGATTCTTACAGCGGCCTCGGTCAGGCTCATCGCTTGATGCTTCTCGAAGATAACATGGAGCTTGAGAAGATTGGGATACCGCCGGAAGATTCGCAATTTCTCGAGACCAGACTTTTTCAAATACCTGAAGTCGCCAGGTGGTTTAATCTTCCGCCCCATAAATTGAAGGATTTGACCAAATCCAGTTTTTCCAACATCGAATCCGAGCAATCATCTTTCGTTACTGATTCAATTTTGCCGTGGTGCGTGAGATTTGAACAGAACTACCAGATGCAATTGCTGTCAGCCCGTCAAGTCAAGGAAGGGTTTTACTTCAAGCACGTCCTCGAAGGGCTTCTGAGAGCCAACACAAAAGACAGGTCCGAATTTTACAAGACCATGTTGAACCAAGGCGTATTCAGCATAAACGAGGTTCGAGAAAAAGAAGACATGAATCCCGTTGAAGGCGGAGACATCCACCTAGTACCCATGAACATGATATCCCTTGAGTTTGCTGGCGACAAGCCGGAAGAAAAAGCCGAATCAATTCCACCAAAACCTGTCGTTCCTGGGGAGGACGTGACTGATAAAACGGTGTTAAAACTAATTGAGTCCACAGTAGCCGAACGCTCAAAGGCCAGAGAGCCTGCGAGATTTCAAGGAGGACGGAACAATGAGAATGAATAGAAGTGTATTCCAGCCAAGAAACATGGCCGGAGTTAAGAATAAAGCGAAGGCCACTGAGGCAACCGTTTACGTTTACGACGAGATTGGGTATTGGGGGGTGGCTCCGGAGGATTTCGTAAAAGAGCTAAACGCTCTCACCGCTGATACCATACACATCCGGTTCAACTCCCCGGGTGGCGCTGTGTTTGACGGAACGGCTATATTTAACGCAATTAAACAGCACAAGAGCAAGACTGTGGCACACATTGACGGTCTGGCCGCTTCCATAGCGTCCGTGATTGCATTGGGCGCCGATGAAGTCCGTATGGCCGAGAACGCTTTTCTGATGATCCACGAACCGTGGAGTATGCAAGCCGGTAACGCTGATGATTTCCGCAAGGAAGCGGATCTGCTTGATAAAATCGGTGTGACAATTATGAGCACATATATCACGAAAACAGGCATGAAAGAATCGGAAATAAAGGATTTAGTGGCAGCCGAGACGTGGATGACTGCCAAAGAAGCTTTGAAAATGGGGTTCATCGACACTATCGAAGATGATACGGGCGATGAAAAGGCGAAAGCCACCCTGTTTGATTTGAAAGTGTTTGCTAATGTGCCAGATCAGCTTGTTGGCGAACGCGAAACCCCAACCGCCCGTGAACTGGAGAAAATTCTCAAGAACTCTGGATTCTCTACAACGCAGGCGAAAGAAGTCCTGGCTAAAGGGTTCTCTGACGAGGCAAAGGATGGTCAGCGGGATGTTGAGCTTCCAGATGTCGAAAAAGATGAACCTATCAAGGACTCAGCCGGTCAGCGGGATGTTGATGACGGCACTCAGCGGGATGTTGAGGATGAACCGAAGCGTAAGGACCGAACGGCGGAACTTTTAACAATTGTATCTGAAATGGTTACTTAAATAAGGAGAACGATATGAAAACGATTACACAGCTCAAAGAAGAGGTTAAGTCTCTGATGGCGGCATCTTCAAAAATTGATGCCACATGTGTTGCCGAGAACCGAAGTCCTAACGATTCGGAACTTCAGGTAAAGAATGACATCTTGGATCAGGTCCAGGCACTCCGCAACGAACTTGACGTTCGTGAGCGCGAGGAACGGATGATGGCTCTCCTGGGACAACCTGCCGAAACCCTGACCAAACCGGCGCCTGAGAATAAAGGCCACGGTATCACCATTAAGGACAAGGAGAAATTCGGGTCATTTGGTGAGCAGATTTCTGCGGTTATATCTGCCGGAAGGCCCAACGGTCATATTGACCCAAGGCTTTTCAATGCGGCGACGGGCCTTAATGAGACGACCCCCAGCGAGGGCGGTTTTTTGGTCCAGCAGGATTTCAGCTCAACATTGTTTGAGGAAATGATTGAAACCGGGATGCTTGCGCCTAAGTGCCGCAGGGTCACGATTTCAGGCAACTCGAACGGGATCAAGTTGAATGGGGTCGATGAAACTTCGAGGGAATCCACTCTTTATGGGGGGATTCAGGTTTATCCCAAAGCTGAAGCCGCAGCCGCGACAGCAAGCAAGCCCAAGTTCCGTGAAATTGAGCTTAATCTGAAAAAAACCATGGGGCTGTGTTACCTGACCGAAGAGTTGATGCAGGACTCGGTGGCCTTGGAGAGTTGGATTCGTCCGGCGTTTGTATCGGCTTTTGGGTTCAAAATTGATGATTACATCATCCGAGGTACAGGCGCCGGCCAACCCCTCGGAATTCTCAATTCGGGCGCGTTGGTGAGTGTCGGTAAGGAAACCGGCCAGGCGAAAGAAACCCTTTTGGCTGAGAATGTTATCAATATGTATTCTCGCATGTTTGCCGGAAGTCTTAATTCGGCCGAATGGTATATCAACCAAAATCTCATCCCCCAGCTTTTCACTATGTCCATCGCTGTGGGAACGGGTGGAGTCCCGGTATACCTACCCCCGGGCAATACTCTGAATAACGCCCCCGGTGGTTCGTTGTTTGGACGTCCTGTAAATCCCATCGAGCATTGCAGTACGCTCGGAACTCAGGGTGATATCATCTTCGCAGATTTTTCTAAAGGATACATTCTTGCGGAAAAAGGGGGTGTAAGATCAGAGACTTCCATCCATGTGCAATTTCTGTATGATGAGGAAGTGATCAAGTTTGTGATCAGGCTGGATGGGCAAACTTTGAGGGCTTCAGCCCTCGTTCCGTATAAGGGCGGATCGGGTTCAACCCAGTCGCATTTTATCGTCCTGGACAGCAGAACCTAACAGAAATAACCGCCTGGGGTAACACCCAGGCTTTTAAGGAGGATTTATCATGGGATTTGTACTTGCAGAAGAAGGTCACCTGGTCCAGCTTTTTGAGCCTGCTGACCATACAGCGGCTGAGAACAGCCTGGTCGTTAACATGGAGAATTACAGCCACCTGTCGGTTGTCATCAGTTATGGCGCAACCCCGGCTGCTGATGGTGTCATTACCGTTGAGTCTTGCAGCGCATTGGGTGCCGCTCCGGCTACTCACACTCCAATTACTTTCGCCTATTACCAGTGCATTGTTGACTTTGAAGGTGCGCTCGGTGATGTTCTCAGCGCCAGGACCGAAGTGACCGTGGCCGCAACCGGCTTGATTCCGACGGCGGTTGCCAACACCATGTTTGTCATCGAATTGGATGACACGCAGTTGCTCGCTGGGCATGTCGGTTTTCGAATCGCACAGGCTGATCCGACCGGCGCTTCGATCATGTCAATGATTGGCATTTTGAGTGGCTCCAGGTTTGCATCTCCGCAGAGTGTAACCGCGATAGCATAACCGTTTAACATGGGCGGCTGAGAAATTCAGCCGTCCTTTCAGGAGGCTGAAAATGCCATTAAGAGAAGATGAAATAGGGGAAGTCACCGCCATTGTGAAGGCTGAGATAGACAAGGCAATCGCAGCACTGGCGGTTAAACCTGCAAAAGTCAAAGCACCGGCAAAGGTTGCCAGGAAGGAACCGGCGAAGGACGTTGAGAGGCCCTTTAGATAGAGGGTTTCTAAATCAGGGTGGTCTGGAAGGATGACCATGCCCTTATCCAGGAGGATAAAAAGATGGCGAATTACAACC